GTCAACCATTCCAACCAATCCGTTACGGAGAGGAGAAGTAGCATCGCCAGTCAAGTACGCTTGACGCAACTCAGACTGCTTGAGCATAGAGATGAACTCAGGAGAAAGAACGATGAATCGACCTTCTTCTGGAATGTTCAACTCATCAAGAGTCTTAGAAAGAACCAAGATGTTTTCCAAGATGTTGGAAGACGTGATAGTCGTCTGGGCACCGATAGTAGTAGCACCAGTGACAGCGCTAGACAATACGTCAGTCTCAACTGCAATACGCATACCTTCAGAAGCATCAGTAGATGCAGCTTCTAGCATGTTAATGTCAGCTTGAGCAGCCAACACATCATCAACTTTAAAGCTGTAGTACTTAGCCTTATCAACAAGCATTTCTACTTTAGCAGTAGTCAGCTCTTGAGTTGTGATAGTGCCAGCGTAGTCATTAATAGTTACAGCCGGAACTGTACGGATAACAACTTTGTCGCCTTGCCCAGAGATTTCACCTTCATAGTCGGTGTTTGAAATTTCGGGTAAAATTGATTTGCTGTAGAACTTAGCCTGAAGGAGTTTGGAAAACACCTCTGGGATAAAGTTTACTTCAGATGTAGCACCCGTTGAAAATTGTGAAAAAGACATTTTATTACCTCACAAGAGATTAGCGGCGTATCGATCCACTTTCCATCGCTTTGAGTATTTCTGTTTGATGCTTTTCAAACACTTGGTTTGGCATCCTCATAATCTCATCGACGGTCCAGTATTTCTTATCGCCTTTAATTTGTGACTTTCGAGCTTTGGGCATTTTAGGTTCTGCAACCGTCTTTGCTCGCTCGAGAGCCTGCTCTTGCAGCGTGGGAGCTGATACGCCCATATCCGCCTTAAACTTCGAAAGAACAGTGTTTACATCGTTAGACGAACCTTCCTGAATCCAAGTCTTCGTCTGAGCGTCTGCATCTTCTAACCAGTTCAACCAATCAGCAGAGTCCACAATGGAATCTACGTCAGGGTGTACAGATCGAATCCGCTCGAAGTGCTCAGCATGTGCCTGCGCTTCTAACGCCTGATATTTACTTTGTTCCTGCTCAGCTAAAGCTTCCTTAGCCTTACCAACTTCATCTTGCGTCCGCTTAAGTTCATCAAGCAAAGGTCCAGCTAGATCAGGATAATCTTCCCGAATCTGTGCCAGCTTGCTGTCATCCCTTGAAACTTCTACAAGTTGACTCTTCAACTCCGTAACACTTTTGATCAGGTCGGCGTTATGCCGCTTCAAGTCAGCCGCTTCTTGAGTTGCTTTCGTCATTCTCGCCTGTGCGCCTTTCATTGCTTTCTCGGCTTTTTGCAAAGCCAACCTCAGTTCCGAGTCCTCGCTGCGTTCTGACTCTTCTACTGCGTCCTCATCCGCTTGAATTTCAACCTTGTCCGTGGGATCGGGGGCTTCTACTTGCAACGCCTCGGGTTCTTCTGGGGTATCCTCTTGAGGTTGATCTGCCTCTGGGGTCTCAGTCTTACCTTTAGTCATTTGTTCGAACAATTCTTTCGCTTCAGCTTCCAGTCGCGCTGGGTCATTTCTCTTTGACATCATTAATTTCCTTCGAGTCCCACAATGGGATATTCGTTAGTCTATTGCGGATATCCTTTTAGGGGTCCGCGCTTTGTCTAGAACGGCTTTTGCCGCGTCTTCAAGTTCAAGCATAAAACGCAGCTCTAATAGCCTGCCTTGCTCGAACCTAAAATTTGTCTCGTCTGCTCTTTCTAATGCTGATTGGGCACTATCAAATCGGGCTTTAATTAAGTCCCGAAGGAGATCCCATTCCGGCATTGCCTTGAGCCGCAGGATCGCCTGCGATTGCTGCCTGTTGCATTTGAGCTTGGAGTAATTGTTGTTGTTGCTGCTGTTCAAGAGCTACTTGCTCCTCAGTCTTAATAATTTCGTCGGGGTCAATATCCATGCTTTGAGCAATGTCTCGAAGAAGCTGTGTGCGCTTAACAACGCCACTTTGATCTTCCCCAACAATTGACAAGAACTGAAGTAAACGCTGACTCTGTATCTCTTTCTGAACTAGAGAGGTACTGCCGCGTGCAACAATTCGCAAGTCGCCCTTTGACTTCTCGTTAGTTCCAAACTCCATATTGAAGTGGAATAGAGCCTCAATCATTGGCTCAATCAAGAAGTCATCAATATTTTTAATTGTGCTTTTAAGTGCAATGTTTGCTGCACCCATAAGCATGGACATACCTGTTGCTGTTTTATTTAGACCTTGTGTCTGCTCACCATGTGTATAGCTAGGCAGGCTAGTAGTCTCATCAGCAAATCGACGGAATATCTCTACAATCTGATTCAGTCCATTAGCGTTCGCTACTGGCTGATACCATCTAACAGCAGGCATAGAACCGTCTCCACCCTCACGCAAGAATACTCGCCAAGGGTGGATGTCTGTCGGGTCTTCTCCTGCTGCAAGCAAGTCTGTATTTACCTCAACCATAGGACCAGAAGACAAAGCCATATTGTCTAACCAGATTCTTGTTGCGGTATTCATAGTTCCTTGAGAGTCACGCATCATACGAGGTACGCCTGTACCCCAGAACTGGTGGGGGCTGCGCTCATAAGGGAAGATATGATATGGAATTTTGTAACCAGTGATCGGGTTTAGCATTACTTTTAATACTTTCCCGTCACATACCCACACACAAGCAGAGTAATCATCAGAAAGATCTGCATCTTCCTCCAACTCTATACCGTGCTCTTCTAGCTCGTAACCATCTACAGTGCCCCAGTACTCCATAACAACGAAGCGATTGGACTCAGAGTTCTCGTGTATACCAGCGATTCTCCGCCGCGTGGTCTCATGATCCTCCTCTGTATGATTACCGTTACGGTGAATCTTAAGAAGATACTTAACCATGTCGCCATCAAATTGGGGAAGGTCAGCCAGATCACGCATTTGACGGCGCGTTAAAACGTGACGACGGAACAATCCATCGCAGTCATCTAGCGTTGTGCAATAAGGGTCGGGATATAGATCAAAGATGCTGACGCTTTCTACGTCAGGAGCAACAGTTTCAACAACGCTAAGCGCATAACCCTGCTCACCGCTCTCTGGATCAAGCATCTTAGAGTAAGACTGCTTCTTATCTATACGCACAGTACCTGCTTTTACGGCACCTGAACCAAAGATACATGCTTCTAACATGCTTTCTTTAAGCTTCATTTCTGCGTTGGTCTCTACAAGCTGGTCTTCAATGTCTACAGTCATAGACTCGGCAGCTTTTTTAGCTACCTCTATTTCTAACTCTAAAAACTCTTCCTCTAGCTCTGCCATCCTTGCGGCTACCAAGTCCTGATTCATCATCGGATCTTGACCGCTTGCCATCATGATCTGCTCCATAGCCATCTGGCGCATTTGCATCGCCTTAAGAGGATCGATCTGAGGGATTGGGGTAGGGTCTACAGAAAAGAAAACATCGCCGTGCTGAAACAACAGGTCTATTATTCGACTGTAAGCAGCCATCACTTTTGTTCGTGTTAGCCCGACGAATACTTTTGATCGTGAACCAGACGCGGCATCTAGGCGTGCAAGCACATCAGGTTCATAAATGCCCTGATATTGGCGTAAGTCTTTTAGCCACTCGTTTTCTGTTTCTTTACGAGCGTCTTTATACTCTTGAAAAGTTCCGGCAAGACGAGAACCCAGACTCTGCATACTTTGCGCTTGCAAACCATCTGGCTCTTTCTCTAGTTCTTCTTCACCTTCATACTCTAGCTCATGCATAGATTAATAACCCGTCACAGGATCTAACGATTTAAAACGTTTTTGTATAGTCCGGTGCCGAGGTCTCGGCATAGAAGCAAGTCCATGCAGGGCAATAGCATAAGCCATCACCCTGTCATCATAACATCCATTTTGGGAATTGTAACTCCCTTTATCATCAATGATGTAAGTTCGCAACTCATTTAATAATTCTATGTCTGCAACACCGCTTTCACCTTGCCTAAGTAGCGCCGCTAAATTGTCAACGATTAATGGTTTTGTTTTGCTTGTCGTTAGAAAGCCTCCGCGTTTTGTCAAGCGATCTCCGTAGGCACCATCGACAGAACTCTCCACAAATAAATTTGAATAACCCAAGTCTTGAATTTTGCGAAGCGTACCAAGACCGTGGTTGTTACGCTCAACTACTATATATGCAGTGTTATAGCGTTTTCCCAACATTGCTACTAGGGCGCCATAATCAAATGGATCTATGTGTCCGTGCCAGCAGGCTACTTGATTGCCTAACGAGTCAAGCACTTGGGCGCAACTATAGTCGCCATAGGCGAGACCTTCCGCAACATCCACGCCAATGACGTAAGCTTCCTCTCTGGAGGGGGAATACCATTCTTGATAGTTGCCGTGTTCACGCTCAATTAAACTGCCGTCAATAATGTCGCCCTTGAAGTCTGCGGTGTAACAATTATTTTCACATTGAGATATCGCGGACTCTTCTACGAAACAACGACCTGAGGTTAAAAATGCTTCGAGTGGGGTACTAGGATATTCCTGACGAAATAAATCTGTCCCTCCCAACTCATCTAGTTTGGCGCGTCTAAATGAAAGTTGCTCATCGTCCAATCCATACTTTTGTGCAAGATCATATTCTTCTGGTGTAGCAACAAAATAAGGCGATACTTTTTTTCTATACTCTGGCATCCAGTACCAAGGAATAAAGCAAGTAATCCACTCTGATTCGCCTCGAAGCGACTTCATTACCTGATCGTAGAACCAGCCACCGGCACCATTAGCAGTACTCTCTAGAATTACTTCAGTGTTCTTGCCGCCGACAGTCTGTAGTAGACCTGCGACTATGTCTGATCCTTGTGGGTAGAACGCCACTTCAGAGCCGTGGACAAATCTATTTGT